CCTGGTTCAACGTCACCTGAAGCTGAGCGCTGTCGTAACGCGTAAAGTTAGCGGAACCGTTCGGCTGGCGAGAGTCGGCGTCTTCCAACGCGAAAGAATACACGTACACGGACTTGCTAGGCACGCGCACGTGATGCTCGTATGGCTGTACGAGACGGAAATAAGTCCCCGGTCGACCAGAGAAACGATCACTGCCGTTGATGATCAACTTGACCTCTTCGAAAACTTCGTTTCCGTACTGACTCGCCGGGATGGTCGGCGGTATTTCGTAATTGAAAATGTCGTTGCCGTTGACGGCATCTTGTTCGTACGAACTCGCGGCCTGATACACGAACACGAGCTCGCGTACAGGGTGGTTGAAATTGAGAGTGAACTTGCGATTCGTGGTTCCGCCTGGAGCGCTGGGGGCGGTCACGGGTTCGCTTCCTTGCCACTGGAGCTGTGTTACGAGATATTCGTGCTGAATCTCGCTCATCCTAATACGTTCGGGAGCGTCTAGGAACACGTAGTCGCAATAAAGCTTCATGTTGGTGACGGAGAGTGGATTGGCACCCAACATTGACGTCAGAGCCGTGACAGGATAATTGCAGCGAACGCAATTCAGGTACGAATTAATATCGAAGTTCAATTTCATCTCGTGATACGACAGAGCGACCAACGGCATGTATAGCCCGGGAGTCTTGTTATAACAGAACGTAAGTGGAATGTAATATATACCTCCCTTGGCCTGTGTCAAGTCCCAATTATTGTTGTAATACGCGGGGTCGTATCTGCCCACCATCGTGTTGTATCCTTGTAGTCTCTCGGATGTTTCGGTCAACTCCGACCATATGTCCCACCACTCGCTGTAATGTTTATCAATACGCTGCCCTCCCAATTGAAGTTCGATAGAGTTGAATAGGGCGAGACCTATGCCATTGACATATCGCAAGTTGGACGTAGGAATGTAGAAATCAGAAATCACGGTATTGGCAACGTTGGGAGTAGCCACCATGTATGGCCACGTGTAAATATTGCCCGAATATGCCGCCGTGTTATTTATGTTGGCAACATTGGCGCTCGCGTAATAAAATCCAGTCACGTTGCTATATGCGGCAACCAAGTTGGAATATTGAGGAGTGGTGTTCGCCAAAAAAGTCTGCCAATAGTTTCCAGATGGATCGGTATAGAGACCGGGCAAGGTCAGTACGTTGGATGCATTGGCGAGAGTGGCGTTTCCGGGTTGAACGGGGGGTGTTGGCGTGATGTTGTATCCGAGCAAACTCGGAAGCGTGACTTCTATCCAAATCGGCCCCGCGAGATCACCGTTTCTAGAAATAGTGCACGTGGGAAATTTGGAGAAATCCGTAGTTCCGTCGAATGTTTGCTGGATGGATTCCATCGCAAAATTCGTGTATCGGCGGTATATCGCCTTGAAGAAAGTGATCTGTGGATTACCAGTGAGGTACACGTCCTGGGCTCCGTCGATTAGTCTCGAAGATTTCTCAACGAGTCGGACTGTATCTTAAGCGCCCTAGAGTTTGTCTCTACCCATCACGGGACGCCGACTGCCGTTCAGTCTCTGACGGCCTTCCGTATGCTCGACATAGCGCACGTAGGAAGTCACCATGCGGATTGCCCAATCCAAAAGATTATTACCATACCCGAGTTCCGTTCTCGGCCGGATGACGCTTTCGCAATCATCTTTGGTACTTTTGGCTCTCAGGGGTTTCCCGCAACAAGCAGTCTCGCATTCAGAAGAATACTAGCCACCGACATTATACCGAGAGTCGAAATGAAGTTCCCACAACAAGAGCTCGAATTATTGTGGCATGTGACTTTTCATCCCAAAGAGTTAGGATACTAACTGGCTGATCGCACCGGGCATGACTTATTATTACTACGTATTTATATTTTTACAATTTTTATTTGACGTAATGATATGTATTATAATTTGAAGATTGCATTCTATATCCTATCGTACTTTCTTTTATGCCAGTGTCTCTAGAAGCGTCTGCTATACTATCATATTCTGTCCCATCAACAATACATTTTTTACTTTTATGATTTTTTTTACCTGTTTGTGCTTCTGACTTTTTTCGGACGTGTTCTATTGATAATTTTTTTCCTCTAAATGCTGATCCTTTTTTATATCTTGTAACATCATCGTCTTTTCTGCCGAAATTATGACATAATTTTCCTTTTCTTCCGTAATTATAGTTCTTATCACCTTTATTTGCGTTTCCTATCAACCTTTTGGTTTTTTCAGATTTTTTTTTACCAAAGCACGGATGAGACTCGCCTCGAAGAGTTTTTCCACCTTCCGTAGAATTATAACCATTGTGAAACGAATTCATTTTTGAGATGAAATATCGTTCCGTATCATCCAAGTCTTGATGTTCTACATCGTACTTGAGAATAACTATAGAAATATCATTCCAATCATAAAAATTTAGAGCATTTTGTAATTTGATCTGACCTTTCGAGACATTATTATTTTTATATGAGTAAAATCTGTTTCTCCAGAAATGTATAGATTGTCCTACATACCATTTACCCGATGGAAAATATAAACCATATATGACTCCACAATTTTTAGATACGATTTTTTTTGCGAATGTAGACAGTTGAGATTTTAACGACAGACCTTGGCCAAGATAAATATACATTATAATATTGGAAACATCACTTGATTAAATTGATCTTCTTGTCAATATGACTTACACTCTATATTTCAACTTGTCCGCCACGACGAGCGGTAAGATCACGTTGCCTTTCGCGTTTATCAACGGGCACGCATGATCTTCGCGCAGACGATGCTTTTCACAGAACACTACCTTGGCGGAACACGGACATTCGAAACCCAAGGGGCCCATTTTTTTCTGGCAGATTGCACACTTGGCCATCTTATACTCATATCGTATATTTTACTGACACTAAAACTTGATTTTGTCGATACGAAAATTAAAAATATTGATAGTATCTAGTATGGATGCTATCAAAATTCTAAAGATATCTGCCACAATTCTCATCATTGACATCATGTGGATTTACTTTATCATGGGACCCGTTTTTATGAACATGGTCGAGAATATACAAAACAGCCCGATGACGATCAGGACGTCTGGGGCGATCGCCGCATACTTGGCGATGATAGCGTTGTTCTATTTCTTCGTGGACAAAAACACGTCGGATGCCAAGGCATTGTTGCTCGGTATGTTGGCGTTTGTAGTTTACGAAGGGACCTCGTATGCGTTGTTCACGAAATGGAACTGGAAAATCGCAGTCATGGACGTTATATGGGGAGGCTTTCTCTTCTGGATAACTAAGAAGATTGTATTCATGTGAAAATCATTTATTGAGCCTCATGGTATTGGTCGTACTTTTAATCTTCCCAAAATATCTGACAACTCCCGTTTCGATGACCGTGAACTTTCCTGGAGGTAGCAAAATTTCAAACTCGCCCGCGTCGCTGAAACTGTTCAGCACACACAATGCAAGACATTTGGACCCCTTGGGAATATCTATGCGAATGATTCTCCCACCGCCTTTGTTGCTTTCGCTATACTCTCCGGCGTACTCCATCGAAAAAGAAGTGCTCGACGGTTCTTTCGTCTGCACGATCTTCTTATCGCCTATCAGGTTCGAGAGCACGCCGCGAAACACCGTCATGTTTCTGGACGCGGGCGGAGCGGACGCGAATATTTTCTTAATGTCTTTGGCGTACATCGTGAGAGCCATTTTCAGAGTTCTATCGCTGAAATCGTTTCCCCTCAACAACATCTGAAATGCGACATACCTCGTACCCAGAGGAGAATTCTTATCGTCGAATATGTCACGAACATATTTCCGATGTTCTGAATTCGAGAACATGTTTTTGTTCAGCGACTTCTTTCCATATACCTTCACGCCTCTATCAACGAGTGTGCGAATCTGTGGATACAACGGAGCAAGTTGCGAATCCTGAACGATCAGTTTGAGTTCCTTGGCTCCAGGCAGTTTTCCAGACCTCAAAAAAGGTGTGATCCACTGATGAGATCTATTCGTATACACTATGGCGGAATACAGAGAGTCGTCGTCGAGCTTCATAAAAAAATCAGATTGTTTCTTGAGCCAGTTTTCGTCGACAGGCTGAGTTCCGAATTCCGAAGGAGACACCGTTTTCAGTTCGAACCCCACGTCTCTGCTCCCGCGAATGAACGAAGTATCCGTCGGAATCAAACGAATCTGTGGTATGGTCACTCTCATTTACGATAACAAATAAAAATAATATTTGATTACATTAAATGCTCGACAAACTGATAGCCATCGCGAAGAAGAATTGGATATTTGTTGCACTGACCGCGATTGTCGTGTTAGCGATGATATTGTTTTCCAAGATGGAGAAATACTACGATTATGAATACATGGGATGCAGCACGTGTTCTTCGGGCGAAGCAGGTGTGTATCCGGGAACTGTTTCCGCCAAGATCTACGACGAAGAATACGAAGGGTGCCAGACGTGCGACGCCGGTGACGCAGGCGTGTTGGAAGACACCGAACAAGAGATGTATCAGATGCCTGATTTCTACTATGACGATACGATTGACGTAGCAGATACGCTCGCGGAAGTGGGCAGGAATCCGGATAGTCTGAGTGCGAATATCAACCTGGTAGACCGCGAGGAAGACAACGAGATGGCAGCTCCCATAAATTATCAAGCGGAAAGTGATAAGCAACTCGTCGACTCGTACTACGGCACGTACAGCAGCAACGACGGGCAATACTCGAACGAACCCCCTATTTACTATCCTTACGCGCCTGGCAACCCTCTGATGGTCGATGGCGACTAT